ACGATCTGTGCAATCTTACAGCAGAGATCGTGACACTCGATGGAACTAAGTCTTCGTCCAGCAGCACCCCGAAAGACTTCAACGGTAAATCTGAACAGATCCTCAAGAGGTTCAGGCCCAGACGCTCGGCCTCCAAATGTTTTGAGCGTGGCACCAGCAGGTCGAACTCCACTAACGTCCCACTTTGGAAGTTGACCACTATAGAGCATTGCGATAAGTTCTCGGTATGCTTTGGCCCAACCAATTTTTGAGTCCGATACGTGTATGATACTGTCTGTGTCATGGAACTCCTCTGCAACTTCTGGTAGTTTAGTAATGTACTGTCGCTCGACACTGAAGCCTACGCCTGTGCCACACATGAGCACGTACATCATCTCATCAAACGCCTTGGGATGATCTATAGGTAGGTAGCTACAGTTAAAACCAGCCACGTTGTCACGGTCAAGAGCATCGCCTGCTGTCATCAGTGCTCGCATCGAAGGCATTACGTCTAGGTCATGTATTGACTTGAATATCTCTGACACTTCAAAGTCATCCAGACCTGCACGATCTACCCAGTAGTCTACGTAACGGTTGACTGTTTCTTTCCAAGTCTCACGCCGCTGTTCGTCAGGCAAGTACCTAGCGTACCGTGACTTGTGTATGTATTGTTGATATGCGTCCATTATCTCTCCTAATCTTCTTCTAAAACTTTTGCTGCTACTTTATGTAAAAGGAAGTAAACTCCTTCTGGATAAGGTCTGTTAGATGCTATCTCAAACATCTCACCCTTGTCGTACATGATAACCGCACAGTCAACCTCCTTGCCTTCTTCTTCGTACTGCATAGCTTTTACTGCGAACAGAGACAAGAACTCTGATGTGCTTATAGCTTCCTCTTTGTCTTTCCCGAAGTTACCCTCCACTACTTTCATAAGTTAGCCTCTATCAGCCGTTCAAGATACCACTTGGCTTTCCGAAGATCCTCTACGCCGTTCTTGTACTCGTATCGCCAGAGGTACTTCATTATGTTGCCCTTCAAGTAACCCTTGAACTCTGCCTTGTCCATAGACTCCTGTATCGCCTCTATGCACTCCACGTTGCCTGTGTTGTAGTGGTGTGGTTTAGAAACTACATCCCACTCTTCAGGTGTTGCATCGTCTATTGAGCGGGGGAATGGTGTGTTACGATCAGACTTAGTACTCATTCTCTATCTCCTCAAATTTCCATCTGTTTTCTTTGACTCTATCACAGAATCTTTCTACTAGATCTTCTGCGTTTATCTCAAGAGCCTCTAGTATTGTTACTTCATCGTAACGTGCGGCGATATGTTCCAGAAGTTCGTCAAGCGTTAGCACCGTACTTCCTCCGCAGGTAAGACATACTGATAGGCATTTCATCGAACGCACCATCAATAACTTCATTGAACATCCACAGCCCAGACCAGCTACCGTTAGTCTGAGGGTTCAGGTACTCTTCATCGTGTTGGTAGTAGATGCCAGCAAACAGAGCAGTCATTCTCTTTCCGCTTGCGTCTCTGTCGAACGCGATGTCTCTGTCCTGTACGTGTCCCATGACGCAAGACATGTGTTTCTTTTGCAGTAGTAGTTTTGCATTAGTGACTGGCCTGCCCATGACACCGCTAGTGAAAAAGTGACAATAAGCAATACCATCCACAACAACTGGCTTAAGATACGGATATACTTCCCAATCTTTGAGGTAGAGATCTTCATAACTCATCAGTCCTTCTAGCTTTGCATCGTTCTCTACTGCTCGTTCAATGCGATATTCATGGTTGCCAAGAGTAAAGATCATACGAGGCTTCCAGATTCGCTTCTTATGTTTGCGTAATCGTTTCTGCTCCGCCTTGATCGTGTCCATGAAAGCCTTCATTGCTTCGTTGCCTGCTTTAACATCAGCAGAGTAACGTCTTCCTTCAAATGATTTCTTGCCTACATCATAACTAGATAACGATTGCATATCCCAATGGTCACCTAGATGAATGATTGTATCTGGCTTAGTAGCGACAGCGTAACGTGCCGCCCAAATCATATGACTCCAACAATGATCTGGCTTTACTTGTGTATCAGGTATAACAAGATGTCGTTTACCGCATGTCATGACCTTCTCCTCCGTCTTTTTTTACGCGGCTTACCATGCGTAGGATGAATTGGGTTTGCTGTGTAGTCGATGCTCCAATACTTAAGCAGGTTCTTTAGGAATGCTACAGGATCGTTGCCTCTACTACGTTGCTTTGCCCAGTGTAGTATCTTACCTTCTGCTGAATTACAAGAACGATGAAGTACCTTACGCACATGGCCTGTTGTGTGACAGTGGTCAAGAGCAGCTTCATCTGGCTCACACCGTTCTTTACATAACGGACAAATGTACTTTTGCCTTCGTAACTGCCGCAGTCGGTACTCACGTATCTCACTCTGTTTGATCTGGTTGTGGGACATTGTACTTGTCGTCCTCTGAACGTAAAAGATACAATAGACTTAAACTTTCTACCAGCCTGTCTCTGTCTAGCTCGTTACCTATGTACGTCTTCAGACAGGTCTCAAAAGCCTCCACCTCTGATTTACACGGATCAATCAGCGCGTCTGCTTTCTTTGGCCCTATTCCCCTAACGCCTAGAATATTGTCAACACGGTCTCCCATCAAAGCCTGCTTGTATATCCACAGTGATGCCTCCTCAGAATTAACTGCAGTTAATTTCTTCTTGACGTAATCGTACAACTGACATGGTATCTGTTTGAAGTCTTTATCTAAAGAGCAAATGATGCAGTCGTAATCTAGCTTTGCGGCTTGGATTGCGATGTCATCATCTGCTTCTTTGTTGTCAGATACAGTAGCACCCCACTCGTTTATTAAGTACTCACGAAGTGCATCCTTGTGTACTGGTTTACGCGATGGACGATCTCCTTTGTATGGCTGAGAAACAGCAACCTCGTCCCTGAAGTTGCTGCTGCCGGTAAGGAATACTCTGTGTTTATCGTAGTGCTCTGCGAGGTCGAAAACCATCTCGGTGATGTAGTTACCCATAGTTTGAGTAGCTACTCTCTCCTCTTCTTCGTCACAGGCAAAGCCCACACGGTACACGAGCATGTCGCCGTCAATGAGAATCACAGAACTTCTGCCTCATCGAACTCGGTGACGTACTCTTTCAGGTCGTCAATCACTATACGTCGTAAAGTGGCAGAACGACCTTTCTTCTTGTTGTACTCCCAGTCGTAATAGGAAACAAGGCACTTGGCTTTGGAACCATTACCCACAACGACTCCCGTCTCTGGGTTATCATCTTCTGACATAGACGTTCGTCCCTTGATTGGGATTTCGAATCCTTCTTTGTCGAAGGCTTTGTACTTATTGTTTGACTTGCATGTGATGTAGTACCCACGCTCATCTCCTTTGTTGTGTACAGTAAGCCCCATATCTTCCAGTGCTGTTACTGCGGCATCTGAAAGACAGGCTAGGTCAACAGTGTACTTCTCTGCCATCTTATTCTGATGGGTAAGAAAAGGGTAATACAACTCACAACCGACCATTACGTTAGCTTCGTTACTCATACTTCTCTCCTTTTGGTTTTACCACTAATATTATACCATACATTTAAGATTGTGTTAATGGGTTTCTGCCCAATTATTACCAATCTTGTATTCACCGTCCAACGGACAGTTAAGGTTCAGGGTCTCGCCTGCAAACACCATAGCGTTGACACAACTACGTCCAATGAAGTCAGCATCGTCTGGCTTGCACTCTATCTGCCACTCATCGTGCACCTGTGCTACCAGCTTGAAGTCAACATTGTCTAGTAAGTCATACAGTATAATGATTGCTTGCTTCATTACCACAGCACCTGCCCCCTGCAGCAGCGTGTTCAAAGCAGCATGTTCCGAACGTACTCTTATCCTCCTTCCGTCTAGTCCTGTTACAAAACCGCTTGCCGCTTCCTGAGCAACGGTCTGTTTAAGATTCCGTAGTGAGCCAACACGAGACAAGAACTTACTCCTTGCTTCTTTCCCTGCTGATCTCTTTTCTTTTTCACTACAGTCATCTCCTCTGACAATAGCCCCTATCTTTGCATCGCCTGCGCCATACAAGAATGCGTAGATAAATGTCTTCGCCTGTGCTCTTGTCCGTAACCCAGCGAGTTCTTGGTTCAGTGTGTGGATATCTCCTTCTAGTAGTTCCTTGGTGTAAGCCTCACTGTTCATGTAGTGAGCAAGCATACGTAACTCAAGACCACTAGCGTCAGCGCCTACTAGAACACGACCCTCTGGTACACCAAACAGAGACCTGCATCGCTCACCATACTCAGCACTTA